AGGGCAAGATGGCGACGGTGATCGGCGCGGTCGACCGCTACGTGTCGGATTTCGGCACGCTGTCGGCCGTGGCGAGCCGCTACATGCGCGGCCGCGAGATCGCCGTCGTCGATCCCGCGCTGTGGCGCATCCTGTGGCTGCGCAAGTGGAAGAAGGAAGCGCTGGCGCAGACCGGCGACGCCCGGAAGTTCCACATCGTGGGCGAAGCCACGCTCGAAAGCCGCAACGAGGCCGGCAGCGGCATCGTCGCCGACCTGACCTGATCTGAACTTGCAGGCGGGGAGGGGCTTCGGCCCCTCCTCTCCGACGCTCCCTCCCCGAAGCCAAGAGGCGAAAATGGCCCGCAATCCCACCAGGACCGATGAAGCCGCGCGCGAGATGGCCATGGTCGTCGTGACCGTTGACCACGTCTACCTGCCGCTCGACGAGGACGGCCGCGGCCGCGCCGACTGGGCCACGACCAGCGAGCAGACAGCCAGGGTCTCCAAGCGCGAGCGGCTGCAGGTGCCGGCCGACCTGGCGAAGCATCTTTCCGAGCGCGACCAAGTGGAGATTCTCTGATGAGCCAGCGTCTGCTCGATTGGAACCAGGAAACCGGCGTCGCGTCTTGGTGGCTGGAAGACGGCGAGGGAAACTGGGCGAAGAAGTCGTTCCAGCACACCGCGCATCTGCTCGACCTCAACAAGGAGGCGCAGAACCATTGCGATCCCTACAACGGCGAGCGCGACGTGCGCATGGTGGCGCGCATCCCGCTGATCATCATCGAGAAATGGCGCAACGAGCTCGGCGTCGATTACTGGAACCCCGATCACCAGGACAAGGTCGACCGGCTGCTGGCAGATCCCGAATGGCGCTGGCTGCGCACCGATGGGGGGACGATCTGATGCCCTACTTCGCCAAGGCTTCGCAGGGCATGGCCCTGACCTGTCCTCCGAAGCGCCCGAAGGGAGCGTAGGATGGCTGTCCAGATCAACACCTATGGCGGCCTCAAGGCGGGCGTGCTGGCGTGGCTGGCGCGCAGCGGCGACAGCCTGCTCGACGGCCGCTTCGACGACTTCCTGCTGAACTGTGAACGCCGCATGTACTACGGCTACGCGACGGAAGAGCAGAACAACCCGCTGCGCTCCGACCCGCTGCGCATCGACGTCATGGAGACCGTCGATGCGGCCTTCGCGCTCAGCAGCGGTACGGTCGCGCAGCCCGCGACATTCCTCGAGCTGATCTCCGCGCAGAACAATAGTCCGAACGCGCCGCTCGAGATCGTGAGCCAACGCACGCTCGACGGTTACGGCACGCAGAGTCTCGGCGGCACCAAGAAGATCGCCGTCAGCGGCACCAATTTCCGGTTCCTGGACGCGCCGTCGAGCGGCACCGCGACGCTGCGCTACTACCAGAAGCTCGCCACGCCCGCCGGCGCCACGGTCAACGCCATCCTGACCGGCAGCCCCGATGTCTACCTCTACGGCTGCCTGATCGAGGCCGCGATCTTCACCCAGGACCAGAACGGGGCCTTGAGCTACCTGCAGGCCTACAACGCCTCGGTGGCGGGTCTCAACGCACGCACGCAGCGGATCACCGCCTCGGCCGTGCCGGTGATCCGGGTGCGCGCGGGGATGACGCCATGAGCGTGATCCCGTTCGCCGAATGGCGCCCCGATATGCCCGACCTCAGCCAGTGGGCACGCGAGGCGCTGAACGTCGTGCCGGCCGAAGAGAGCTACCGTCCGCTGAACAGCCTCAACGGTACCTCGAACGCTTTGACGGCGCGCGCGCAGGGCGCGGCCTGGTTCCGCGGGACCGGCGGCGCGACCAAGATGTTCGCCGGCGATGCCACGAAGCTCTACCTGCTGTCCGGCACGGCCTGGACCTCCGTGCCGCAGCTGGCGGCCGCCAAGACCATCACCGCGATCACCCGGGCCAACCCTGGCCAGGTCACCGCTGCGGGCCACGGCTACAGCAACGGCGACACGGTCTACATTGCAGCCGTCGTCGGCATGACGCAGGTCAACGGGCTCTTTTTCACGGTGACCGTGGTCGATGCCAACAATTTCACCATTGGCGTCGATACTTCGGCCTACACGGCCTATGCCTCGGGCGGCACGGCGCAAAAGGCAACCATCTATTCCCCGGGCGGCGATGGCCAATGGCGCTTCGCCCAGTTCGGTACACTCGCCATCGCGGTGAACGGCGTCGACGCGCCGCAAAAATTCGATCTCATCACCGGTACCAACTGGGCGGCACTGGGCGGCACGCCGCCGGTCGGCACCTACATCACCACGGTCAAAGATTTCCTGCTGATGGGCAAGATCGGTTCGACGCCGCAGCGCGTGCAGTGGTCGGGCCTCAACAATTGCGAGATCTGGGGCTCGATCGCGGCCAACCAGGCCGACTTCCAGGACCTGCCCGACGGCGGCAACGTCACCGGCCTGGTTGGCGGCGAGTACGGCCTGATCTTCCAGGAAACCGCGGTGCGCCGGATGACCTACGAGGGCGCGCCGATCATCTTCCGCATCGACAAGATCGCCAACGACATCGGCGCCAGCGTGCCGGGCAGCGTCGCCAGCCTGATCGACATGGCATTTTTTCTGCACAAGTCCGGCTTCTACATGGTGCAGGGCGGCCAGACGATCACGCCGATCGGCCGCGGCAAGGTCGACCGCACCTTTTGGGCGGAATTCGACGAGACGAACCTGTTCAGGTGCTCGGCCGCCATCGATCCGGTGCGCAGCCTCTACATTTTCGCCTATCCGGCGAACGGCAGCGGTGGGACCCCGAATCGGCTGCTGATCTACAACTGGCGCACCGAGAAGTGGTCGCATGCGGCGGTGACCTGCGAGATCGTGTTCGGTGGTGTCAGCCAGCAGAGCTACACGCTCGAGCAGCTCGATGCCTTCAACGGCGGCAGCACGATCGACAACCTCCCGTACTCGCTCGATTCGTCGTTCTGGAGCGGCCCGCTGTCGCTGCTGCTGTACGCCTTCGACACCAGCCACAAGAGCGGATCGTTTTCCGGCTCGACGCTCGAAGCCACGGCCGAAACCGCGGAATTCAACCCCGGGAAGGGTACGCGATCGGTGATCCGCAGCTGCCGGCCGCTGATCGATGGCTACTCGCCCATGATCAAGGTCGGCTCCCGCGAGACGCAGCAGGGGCTCACCAACTACGGTACCGAAGTGGGCCTCACGGGCGCCGGCTTGGCGCCGGTCTATCAAAGTGGGCGGTATTTCCGCGTCCGCGCGCGGATGCCCGCGGGGTCGACCTGGTCGAACATGCAGGGCATCGACGATCTCGATGTCCGGCCGGCAGGTGGCCAATGAGCCTGCCGGCGCTTCCCGTGACGGCCGACACGCGCTCCATCACCGAGCGAGTGAACGTGCTGATCCGCGACTACAACACCATGCTGCGCGTGCCGGCTGGTTCAGTCATGCCGTTTGCAGGAGCCACGCCGCCCGACGGTTGGCTGTTTTGCTACGGGCAAGCGGTTTCGCGGGCGAGCTATTCCGATCTCTTCGCGGCGATCGGCACGACCTACGGTGCCGGCGACGGCTCGACCAGCTTCAACGTGCCCGATCTGCGCGGACGCGTGACGGCCGGCAAGGATGACATGGGCGGCGGCGCCGCCGGTCGTATCACCAGCAGCGGCCAGGCGGCCATCAACGGCACGACGCTCGGCGCCGCCGGCGGCGCGCAGGACAACACGCTCGATACGACGCGCATCCCGGCGCACAGCCACGGCTACAGCGATCCTGGCCATGCGCACAGTTTCCTCCAAGGCGACACGACGCCGGCTTCGTTCACGGGTCGCGCGGGCGAGGGCGACGGCAATAACCAGTATTTCAACTCAACCACGGCGTCTGGGGTCGGCATCGCCATCTCGAACACCGGCGGTGGCGGCGCACACAACAACACGCAGCCGACGATCATCCTCAACCACATCATCAGCACATGACCATGACCATCGACGGCATCCCCCTTCGCAATCTCCACCTGGTCTGGCCCGACCTGTGGCCGCTGCTCGAGCCGGCGGTGAAGCGCTCGCCCGACAAGCCCGACGTGCTGGCCCGCCTCATCGCGCGCGATGCCACGCTCTGGGCGGTCTACGAGAACGACAGGCCCGTGGCCGCCATCGTGACCACGATTCAGCTCGGCGAGGAAAAGCGCTGCCTGCTGTGGCTGATCGGGGGCAGCCGCGTCCGTGAGTGGGCTGCCAAGTTCCTCGACGTGATCGAGGCATGGGCGCGTGACCTGGGCTGCGTCGCGCTGTGGGGCGCCGGCCGCGCGGGCTGGGTGCGCATTGTGAAGAAATTCGGCGGCGTGGACATCGGCATCGTCGATGGACAGCCGGCGTGGCAACGGAGGATCGCATGAGCGGCGGCAACAGCGGCGGCCAGCAGCCTGGCCAGTCCAACACGTACCAGTCCCAGCAGACGAACAGCACGACGGAGCCGTCGCCGGTCATCCAGCAGCAGCTGAAGGATCTTGTCGGCGGCGTGGGCGGTTATACGGCGGGCGGCTTCACGCCACCGTCGCTATTCCCGGGCTCGATGACCCCGGACCCGTCCCAGGCCACAAAATCGTATTGGGAGAGCCTTGCGCAACAAAGTGTTGATCGCGGCCTGCTCAATGCTGGCAGCACCTATGCGACCGACACGCTGGGCGGCAAGTACCTCAACCTCGATAACAACCCGTATTGGCAGAAGGGTTTGGCCGCGGGCTTCGCGCCACAGACCAAACTCCTAAACGACGTGACTATCCCGAACCTCCGCAGCCAGTTCGCGGGATCGGGGCGCACGTCTTACACACCTGAAGGCGCCGACTTTAACACCACGAATCGCGCGGTGACGGATCTCGACCAGGCGCAGGCCAACGCGGCGGCGACGGCGACCAGCAACGTCTATGGCATGGAGCGCGGGCTTCAGAACTCCGCGCTGCAGAGCCTGCCGAGCCTCCAGAACATGGCCTATCAGAACATCGATGCGCTCGGGAAGGCTGGCGCCGGCATCGATCAGCTCAACCAGGCGAAACTGAACGAGGCGATATTCCGCGACACCTACAACAAGACCGGCGGCCTCGACTGGCTGACGAAGCTCGCGCAGACCTATCAAGGCATCTACCCCGGCGGCACGACCAGCGGCAACGGCACCAGCTCGGGCTACGGCACGTACATGCCGCCCAGCAATCCCACGGCGAGCGCTGTCGGCGCCGGCGCGGCGGGGGTGGGCGCTCTCGCGCAGATCCTGCCGTTCTTCAAAGGAGGGCTTGTGTGATGCCTGGCTTCAACTTCTCGCCACCCGTGCTGCAGATCCCGCCCGAATTGCTGGCCAAGATCGCGGCCGCCGCTTTCCGTCCGCCGCCCGGCATGGGCATGCCCGGGATGCAGGTGCCATCGATGCCGCCGGTGCCTGGCTTCAACGTGGCCGATGGCGTGGCGTCGCTCGGCAAGGGGCTGGGGTCGCTACAGGGAATGATGGGCAACGGCACGATCTACAACGCTGGCCCAAAGGGCAGCGGGCCCGGAGGGACCTACACCAAAGCCGATGCATCGGCCATGGCCGCGGGCGCCGGTTTGAATGTCAATGGCCCCATCGACCCGGATCTTGGGGCGTGGGGCGCTGCGCAGAATCCGTTTGGGATAGGAGCGAGTGGCGGCAGCCTACCGTTCGGATCGGCGAGCAGCGGCGGCGGCAGCTTCATGGACTTCCTGACCGGCCTCCTTAGCCAATTCGGCGGGTCTGGCGGCGGTACGGCGGCGGGCGGCGGCCTGGGCGATCTAGCCGGCGGCGCCGGAGCGTTCTTCCCATGAACAGCATACCCGGCTTCAACGTGCAGCCCCTCGACCTTGGCTTCAATGTGCAGCCGGTCGAGCACGACAACACGTGGATGCAGATCCCCGGCCAGATCGGCGGCGGCATCATCGGCAGTTTCTTCGCCCCTCCGTTCGGCACCATGATCGGCAGCAAGGCCGGCGGTGCGTTCGGCTCCGGCGTCGGCGATGCCATCGGCGGGAACTGGAACGGTGTGTTTCAGGATTTCCTCACGACGCTGCCGCCTGAGTTGATGAACCTCTTCGGATTGAGGCTCTGATGCCGAACCTGGCCCTCCTTGCCGACAACCCGTACTTGGCCGGCGCGTTCGCCCCCACGCCCGAGCAGCGGCGGGCGAGCGTGTTCAGCACGATCGCCAACACGCTGACCGGTCTTGGTGCCGACATCGCGGCAGGCGGCGCGAGCGGGCAGCCGTGGTTCGCCGGCATTGCGCCTGGCCTGGCGATGGGCGCCAACATGAATGCCCCGCAGCGACAGCAGGATGAGGCCGACACGCTTCGCCGCTTCCAGCTCGGGCCCGAGCTGAAGGACAAGGCGAAGGTGCCGCCGGGCCAGTTCATGAACGGCGGCGACCTCAGCGCGCCCATGGTCCAGAAGCTGATGATGGCCGCCGGCGAAGATCCCGCCGTCAGGAACGCCATGCGTTCGGCCTATATCAGCGATTTCCGCAAGGCCGCGTCATCGCAGGTTGCGGAAGATGCCGCCCCCAATCCGATGATGACTGCCAACGGCGCTTCCAAGTGGCTGGATGCTCACCGGGGAGGAGCCGCGAATGTGCTCACTCCCGAACTACTCGGCGCGTTGGAAGACATCGCGCGCCACCTGAAGGAGCAGGCTCAGCAGGTCCCGGGCCGCGTCGGTTCGCCGACGTTGGATCGGCTGGCGACGGAGAACATCCTTGGCGCGCTCATCAGCCCGCGCTTTGCCGATGCGCCGGTCCTGCATCCGATCAGGAAGGCCCTCGGGCTCATCTACGGCGGCGCGAACGAAGCGACGCTGAACAGGCTTTACGAGGTGATTGCCGACCCGACATTGACGGCTGCGCTGATAAAAAAGGCGACCCCCGGCAATGTGAAGATGGCGGAGCCGGTGTTGCAGTCTATCGCTCGGAGCGCCGCTCTGCCGGCAGCGAGGGAGTCACAATGACGCCCCGCCCGTACCTCCAGCGCGCGTACAGCCAGGTCCCGGCCCAACCGCATGCGGCCGCGATGGCGGCATATACGAGCCAAGGCGGATTCGTGTGCTGCTGGAAGAGGGCGGCAACGACGACGCCGATGATGGCGGAGATCGTCTGGATGAACAGCAGCATGGCGGGAGAATAGACGATGGCAGACCTCGGTGCCGGCAACTGGAACGAGAGCGACAGCGGCAACAATTCGGCGGCTCCCGATGGCGCGCCGGAAGGCATGGCGCCCAGCGGCGTGAACGATGTCCTGCGCGCCGTCATGGGGGCGCAGAAGCGCTTCTACAACTGGCAGTCCAGCAAACAGACCGCCGGTAGCGCGACGGCCTACACGCTGAACTACGGTGTCGCGCCCGGTGCCCTGGTCGACGGCATGACGCATCTGGTCGAGTTCCATGCCGCCAACGGCAATGCCGCGACGCTCAATGTGAACAGCCTTGGCACCAAGCCGCTGCACTACTACTCGGCGGGGGCCTGGCGCGCCGTGCCGGCCGCGTTGTTCGATGTCAACCAGGTCTCGCTCGTCGCCTACAACGCGAGCGCCGGCGCCTATCGGCTGCTCGACGTCACGGGAGATACCGGTGAGGTGAAGTCCTTTGCCGGCGCTGCGGTGCCCGCCGGCTATCTGCTGGCCTTCGGCCAGGCGATCTCGCGCATAAACTATGCCGGCCTCTTCGCCGTGTGCGGCACGACTTACGGCGTCGGTGACGGCTCGACCACGTTCAACCTTCCCGATCTCCGCGGGCGAGTGGCTGCCGGCAAGGACAACATGGGCGGCAGTGCTGCAGGCCGCCTCAGCGGCGGCACGACATTGGGCGCGGCGCTCGGCGCAGAGACCCATACCCACGGCGGCTCCACGATGGACGGTCCGAACAGTGTCAATCTCTCGGCGAACGGTCTCGATTTTAACGCCGCGAACGTTGTGCACACCCATGCGCTGCACATCGCCAGCGATACCAACGTGCAGCCCACCTTCATCTTCAATCTAATGATCCGGATCTAGGAGCACACCATGAGCGGTAACGTAGGCATCAGCTTCGACGACGGCCAAAAAGTCGCCGGCACGGCAAATCCACTCCCTGTGGCGCCGGTTGCGGGGGCCAACGACGTCGGCACCATGCAGCCGTTCTCCCAGCCGGGAGCACGATGGAACTATGCCGCGGCGACGGCGGGCATCCTGAACACGACGACGGCGGTCACGATCAAAGCCGCCGCGGGCGCCGGCATCCGCAACTACATCACCGACATCCAGATCATGGCTGAGGCGCTGGGCGCGGCGACCGAGCTTGCCATCCGCGACGGCGCCGCCGGCACCGTGCTGTGGCGAGAGAAGATTGGCACTCCCGGCGTTCCGCAGGGCGTGTCGATCAACTTCCAGACGCCGCTGCGAGGCACCGCCAACACGCTGCTTGAGGTCGTGACGCTGACGGCGTCGGGCACGGGCGCGGTCTATTTCAACGCTCAAGGCTATGCGGCGGCGTAGGCCACATGGACCCCGCGCTGAACGGCATCGTCGCACCCTGGGCCCAGCTGGGCATCGTGGGCTCGGTCGTGCTTGCGCTCGGCGCGACGGTCTATCTCCAGTGGCGGCACATTGTTGATCTCTATGCCGCACATCTTGCCGACGTGAAGGCTTGCGCGGCAGCGAATGCCGATTTGCTGATCAAGAAGGCAGAGTCGGACAATGCTCTCGCCAACGCTATCGAGCGCATCGGCGACAGGATCAAGCCATGAAGCCGCTGCCCGGTTTCGAGGTCAACAAGCCGCTCGAGGAAGCCGCGCGCAAGGCCGAGCAGCGCAAGGCTGAGGCCATCGACAAGCTGATGGGGAAGCTTGGGCCGAGAAGAGAATTCGAGCAGGCCATGCATGACCTGATCGATGCCGACAAGCGCGCCTTGAATGAGAGAGCCCAATGATCGACGCAAAGAAGTTCTTCGACGGCATCCGCGCCTCGCTGTTCAACGGTCGGCTGGCGCAGCAGCAGGTC